TGTATAGCTACCAATATGGAGATCAATGTAAGTGAAACTAATAGCAACGCTAACACAATGTTCCAATCATTTGGGTATCTATATGTAAATGGTAGCCAAGTAGAGAAAGACACACTTGAAGTCGGTCAAGATAAAATCTCTTTCTTAGGTATAGATGGAACAATGAACATCGTATCTCCACCGAATACAGTAGATGCTCTCGCAAGTTCAATCGAACATTCCTATAAACTCCTCGCACAGAACTATCATCTAAATATCTCATTCGTAGAGGCATCTGCACCATCGTCAGGCGTGGCGATTAAACTTAGAAATCAAGAACTGACTGATGCTAGGATTAGTGATGTTATTCGGTGGAAATCGATTGAGAATAAGATATTTGAACTTGAATCAATCATCTTAGATGTTGAAGCAGGTATCAATGGTGGAGAGTTATTAAAGGTCGATTATGAAGAACAAGAAGAAATACTATCAGAAGAAGAAAGACGAGCCAAGTGGGATTGGGAATTATCACACGGAATCATTGATGTCGCTGATATATTAACACAGAAAGATGCAGATAGATTCCCTGATAGAGAAACAGCACAGGCATATCTCGATGAACGAGTAGCAAAAACAACAGAAGAAACCACTCCTAATGGCTCGTTACTTGAAGCACTAACAAGACCATCTGAATAATGGCGTTGAACGAAAACTATATAGATGGAATAGCAGAAACCATTGCGTTGCAAGTAGAAACATTGCAGAAAGAAATGGTGCGTGATTTACTCAAACTATCAAAAAGCACAAGGTTCAAGTCTATTGATGAGTTCTTAATGGCTATAGAACAACTCGATTTGGAACAGATTGTGCTATTTAAGTCAAATAAAATACTTAGAGGGTATGAAGCTGCACATACACAAATCCTTTCCGATATGACCTTATATGCAGACATAACAGAAGAAACATTACAAACACTAACTAACTTCTCCACATCATCTTTCACAGATAGTTTGGGTGATATGGGTGGTGTGTTCAAACGTGAACTGGTAAAAGGTGCGTTAGGTGGTGTAAGTGAACAAGGGATATTCCAAGCTATTCAACAACAAGCGGGGCTATCCAATAGACAAATGCGAACACTCGTCACCACAGGCCTTACAGATTACTCTCGTAGTGTAGGCAAGATAATGATGGATAACTCCCCACCAACTACAAGATTTAGATACATTGGTGCAATAGATGACAGGACAAGAGATTTATGTTTACAGATATGGGCTGCGGGAGAGATGACCAAGACTCAGATAATAAACCAATTTGGGGCTGATGTATTAATTCGTGGGGGTGGATTTAATTGTAGACACGAGTGGGTAGAAATTGCAGTAGAGGATAAGAGCAAAGACTTCAGGAGAGGTGATGATTAGTAAGAAATTCTTTAAACGATTAGGTATTAAGGCTCTAAAGATGTATAAGGAACAGATATTTGATAGAGCCACAGATGTAAGAGGAAATAAGTTCAGAGGATATTCTACTGATTATGGTGAAAAGAAAAGAGCAGGTAAACTATTAGGACAATGGGCGGGTTCAACAGGGACAACCGCTCCAGTTGTTACACAAGCATTTAAAAATAATCTTAGATTCAGGGGAGCAACAGCCAATCAGTTTAAAATAGGATGGAGTTCTAGGGGTGGCATTGTTAATCACTTAGCTGACCTAGATAGAATAGTTACAGAAGATAGAAATCCATTTCCTAAAGATGTAGTGATAGAGATTGAAAGACAAGTGAAAAGAGAGATGCAAAGACATAAAGATATGAAATCAAAGCATCATAAAATAGTTCTAGGAAAATAACTATTTTATTATTAGGGATAATATGTCTATTATACATATAACGATTTTATAGTAATTTTGTTACTTAACTCACAAAAGAGGAAATAAAAATGACCCAACAAAATGAAAACACACCCATCGTTGATGACAACAACGCAAAAAATGACGACACAAAAGTTGAATCAAATGTAAAAGAAGGAAATATGGTTCCACAGAGCCGAGTAAATGAACTAACAGCTAAGTTTCATAAAGTCAACAATGAACTTGAAGAACTTAGAAAAAGCCAAGAAGAAGAAAGGGCGAAGCAACTCGAAAAACAAGGTGAGTATCAAACAATGTATGAGGAGCAAGTTCAAAAAAATAAGGCACAAGCTAAAGAAACAGATGGTTATAAAGCTGATTCAGATGCGTGGAATACTTATAAAACCAACAAGAGAGCATCTTTAATGGAAACAATTACTAATGATGAAGATAGGTCTATTGCAGAAGATTTATCACTCGCTAAGTTGGAGAAGTTTGCAAACAGGGTTACGCAAACTAATACAGTAGGCACACCAAATCAAAGACCTGCGAACTCAACAAAGGGAACAGGAGAGTATGGTGGTTATAGTTCTTATCAAGAATGGGCGTTAAGAGATCCAAAAGGATATGAACAGGCTAATGGTATAGTAGGTCTAAATACAGGCGAATCGGGTAAACTTGTCTAAAGTTAAAAAAAATGACGGAGGACATAAGCCATTTGGTCTTAATTTAGATCCAGAATCTAACTTAGTTCACAATACTCACAATGACGGATCTTATAGCACATATTATAAAGGCTCTAAAATGAAATATGATGATTATTTAGGGGAATTAGAATCAAGGTGTTATAAAAATGTAGCAGGTAAAACAGTAGGTAAATCTATTGGTCTATTTGGAGGTGTAAATTTTAATGAAAATGGTAAAATAATTAAAAAATTAACTTAAAAAGGTAGGTTATAAAGAATGTTTAAATTATTAAATAACATACAAGGATATGTTCATAATGGTCCATTTGGTAATGACCTTATGGCTTTAGATGATGGTAATACAACTGTTACAACATCGGCTTCTATTGTAGGTGGTGTTGGTAAAGTATTAGGAGATGCTGTAATTGCATTTAACAAAGCAAACGTAGTATCTCCTCTTGTAACATCAAGGACTGGTGTTGTGGGTGCTAAGTCCGTTGAATTCGCTGATTGGAAAGTAGCAGCATCTAGTGATGTAGCTGCAACAAATGAATTTGCAGAAGCAACTGTTCAGCAAATTGATACTGCAGCAAGAACTGCAACACTTGCCGAACACGTTATTCAAATTGATATTGCTGATTTAGCAGAACAGTCTTACGGTGCAGGTGGAAGTATTGGTGGGAATGCAGGTGCAGTTATTGGTAATGCTTTAGCAGCAAAACTTGATAATGACTTGGTTGCTTTATTTGCAGCAGGATCATTAACTAATGATGCTTGTGGTGCAGGAACAGACTTGGCTATATCTCACGTTTTTGATTGCTTGAGATTACTTCACGCCAATCAAGCTCCAGCTCCATTGAACTTAGTTCTTGGTCCACAACAAATGTGGGGTCCAGCAGGTTTAGTTCAGATAATGCAAGGACACTTAACTGCTCCAACTGCAGCATCTATGTATGGAGTTAGTGATCCAGCACAAGAAGTTGTAAACACAGGATTTGTTACTAAATTCGCAGGATTTGATATTTATGTAACTCCTGAGATCGCTGAAGATGGTAATAATGACGAAGCAGGTTGTGCTTTTAGTGCAGGTGCATTTGGCTTTGCAACAGGAGCTAAAGGTATAATGAGCATTGAAACTCAAAGAGATGCTTCAAAAAGAATGACTGAGTATGTTGGAACTGGCGTATGGGGAGAAACAATGATTAAAGACCTCTATGCAGTAAGTTTAACATCAGATGTTTCATAATAACTGATTAACTGAGGGGAGTGTAAAAGCTCCCCTCGTTTTACAAGGAGAAAAAATGGAGTATTATTTCAAAAAACCAGACGGAGAAATTTTCCAATTCATTAATGGTAAAATGGTATTGAATAGGTGTAAAGAAAAATTTGTTGAGTGTGATAAAGATGGAAAAGAAATCAAAAAAGAAACAAAAAAAACAAAAAAAAAGGCAGGTAAATAATGGCTATTGTTGCAAAATCATTTTTACATAATGACGATAAAATAGTAGGAGCATCAGATGATGATGATGGAACTCTACCTGAAGATATACAAGATTATGTTAGTGCTAATATTGGAACAGCAGATATTACAACTCAATTAAATATTACTTGCACAAAGTTTGGTAACAAGATATTCACATTAGTAGTATTAGAAGCTAACTAAAATAATGCCTAGCTTTGGTAAGAGATCAAGAGAACGATTAGAATCTTGTAATAGTGATTTAAGGATGGTATTCAATGAAGTTATTAAACACGTGGATTGCTCAATACTCGAAGGACATAGAGAAAAAGAAAGACAAAATCAGTTATTCGATGAAGGAAAGACTGAGGTTCTTCATCCTAATGGTCGGCACAACGATTTTCCTAGCAATGCTGTGGATGTCGTTCCGTATCCAGTAGACTGGGAAGATAGAGAACGAATGACCTTGTTCGCAGGTTTTGTTCTTGGTGTAGCCAATCAAATGGGAATAACACTACGTTGGGGAGGGGATTGGGATCAGGACTTCGAAGTACATGATAATATGTTTGATGACTTTCCACACTTTGAGATAAAAAGATGATTGATAAAAATATCATAGGAACTGGATTAACAATATTGACGATATTAGGCACTTTTATCTTCTCGTTGGGGATTACTTCGCACAAGATGGAATCTTTTGAAAAAGACATAAATACTCAATCAATAAAGATAAATAAGAACCATGAAGAAATCAATAACCTAGAAAATACTCAAATTAAAATAGAAACAATGATGAAAGAAAGATTTGATAAAATCGAATCACTCTTAATGGAGATGTAAAGTGAATGGGCGAGGAACAGTTAAAGGAACTTGGTACGAACTTAATTGGGAATTATGGATGGCTATTCTTTGTTGGGTTTGTCGCAATGATGTTCAGATCAACTATCGAAGGATTAGTAGAATCCGTAAAAATCTTTTGGGGAAATTCAATAAATATTGGCGATGTGATTTACATTTGGATAGAGGGAAAGAAATATGCAGGTCGCATTGTAAGGCTTGGTTTGTTCAAGTGTTCAATCGTGGTTTATAATGTGGACCACAATGATGATGGAAAACCATTTATTAGTGGTGGCGAAGATTTAGAAATACAGAATAGTAAGATAAAAGACTATACAATGACAAGACCTATGGACAATATAGATATAAGTAATTTTAAAAAAAATGGATATAAGGAGTAACAATGGATTTTATAATGAATAATATAGCAACAATAGCAGGTGTTGGTTCGGGTGGAATCTTAATGGTTATCTTGAAGAAAATCCCCAACGAGAAGATATGCAAAGTAGTAGAAACATTCTTCTTCGGATTGGGGAAAACAGCAACACTAGGATTATCTAAATGGAGTTGGAGCAAGGGTGTTTGGAACAAGACCATCGAACCATACGTGGTAGACTTAATAGATAATGTGTTCGGGAGCATAGTCAGAGGAATAATAAAAGGACTAAAATCAGACAATGATTAATCCATTTGCTATATTAAAGACTGTGGCCACTATCGGCAAAACTATTTCTGACGTAAAGAGGGAAATTAAGAAAGCCAAGAAAGATATAAAGAACGATATGCAGCCATTAAAAACCTATGTAAATGAACCGAATCAAAACAATATAGATATTGCTAAGATGAAAGATGATATTATATTGCTAAAGAATAAGGTCAAACAACATGATACCAAAGCAAATAGAAAACGTGATAAAAAATGGTATGACGAATAATGGCTTACGGAACATCAAATAGAATAAATGGTAATAAGAATCAGGAGAATCTTGATAGACATCTCAAGCTAGATGATAGATTAGATTCCCATCAAAAGCCAGTTAAGATAGGCGATGATATTACTGGATTGCTATTATCAGACAAGGATGTAAAAGTAGAGGGAGATTTAGATGTTTATGGTGCATTAAATGTTAGTGGAAATATGGGAGTTAATCTATATAATGATTTTGCTCCATCAGAAAGTGCTTATGCAGGAATGATACTTGGATATACAAGGATTCAAAACAATGGAACTACCTCAGGTCAAGCTAATATTTCTGTTAATACTGGTTCTATGACAGTCCTCCAAACTGTACAAGGAACTGATTTATCTGTTACATTTAAAGCTCCATCAAGTGGTAATGTTGAGGTTGAATGTTCCTTTTGGACTACTGCAACTTCTAAAGGTGTTAAATTCAGTTTATCAGATAATGCTTCTTATAATGAAGTAGAC